TGTGAGTTGCTAGAAATAAACTTAAAGTGCCACTCTTGTGGTAAACTTATAAAAAGACCTGTAAAACAAAAACGAGAAGTTAACCCACCAATTAAAAGATATTGGATGAAATGAGTAAAAAAGTAGAAGAATACAAAGCATTAATTACAAAACAGTTTGATGAACTAGAGGCTATGATGAATAACCAAATGCATCTTACAGATCCTCAAACAGTAGAAGAAAAAATGTATTCAATAAATTACAAGTGGCATTTCATATCTGAAGAAGATAGAGACTTCTATCAAGGATGTAGGCACGCTCTTGACAACGGACTTAAGTGGTGAGCGGAGGAGTCTACAATCAAACATACTTCAATAATAGACCTGAAGAAAAAGAACGAGAAGGTGTATTGTATGGAGTTATTTTAGTAAATCAAAGAACCTTTGAGCGCGAGTGCATCAAAGTCGGTATCGCTAGTGGTAAAGACTGGCGGCATGTAATTAAAAGAAGTCGTGGCTTCAAAGGATACGATCTGCGTATTCAACGAACTTATCATGACACCATCTACAACTGCTGGAAAATTGAGCAGTCCCTCCACGAGGAGTTTAAACACGATAGTTATTCCCCAACTCAAAAATTTGGTGGGCATACGGAGTGTTTCAAAATATCCTCTCTTATTTTATCCCACTTTCCGAAAAATAATTCTTGACATTTCCTCTCTCGTTTGATATAATAATATCATATTTAGGAGAAAGAGAAACTTTGAGACAGATAGTACCGCCAACAAATTGTCCAGCATGTAACAGTGTACTGGAATTTGTAAACGATCAGTTATTCTGTTTGAATGACTCTTGTCCTGCTAAATCTGCAAAGCGTATTGAACACTTTGCAAAAACCTTAAAAATCAAAGGACTCGGTCCAGCTACTATAGCTAGACTTGATTTATTTGATATACATGATATTTATTCTTTATCCCAAGAAGAAATATCATTATGCTTGGATTCAGAGAAACTTGGTACGAAACTACACAACGAGATACAGAAATCAAAGAGTGTCGACCTTACAACTCTATTACCAGCTTTTTCGATACCGCTGATTGGCTCAAGTGCCACTAATAAATTAGCACAACACATCTCATCATTATATGAGATAACCCCAGAGATATGTATAGAGGCAGGTCTGGGTCCGAAAGCGGCGTCGAATCTTTATGACTGGTTAGTTGGTACTTTTATTGACCACGGCTATAATGAACTTCCCTTTTCTTTTACTTGTAAAAAGCAGGCAAAAGTCAGTCTTGACGACACTAAGGGAACAGTTTGCATTAGTGGTAAGTTGAAATCTTACCCTACTAAAGCGGCCGCTACTCAAGTATTAGAAAAGTATGGCTTCATTGTTAAGAATTCCTTGACAAAGGATGTAACAATCTTACTCAATGAAAGTGGAATTGAAAGTGCAAAAACTAAAAAAGCAGAACAACTTGGGATAAAAATATTTAACAACCTAAAACAAATTATAGAGGAATAAAAAATGGCATTACCTAAATGGACAGATGAAAGAACTCAACAACTAACAGACTTTGTTGGTTCTGAAAGCCCTATATCTCAATCAACAGTTGCTAACGCAGCTGATGAGTTAGAAACATCAACAAGATCAGTTTCTAGCAAATTGAGAAAAATGGGATTTGATGTTGAACTAGCTTCAGCATCTGCTTCTAAGTCTTTCTCAGACGAGCAAGAAGCAACCTTACAAGCCTTTGTTACTGACAACAGTGGCTCTTACACATATGCAGAAATTGCATCAAACTTTGACGGCGGATCGTTCTCTGCTAAATCAATTCAAGGAAAAATCTTATCAATGGAATTAACTTCTCATGTTAAGCCTGCTCCTAAAGTTGAAACAGTTAGAACTTATACTCCTGAAGAAGAAGGCACATTTGTATCAATGGTTAACGATGGATCTTTCGTAGAAGAAATCGCTGACGCACTTGGCAAATCTGTAAACTCAATCAGAGGAAAAGCTCTTTCACTTTTAAGAAGTGGTGAGATTAACGCTATTCCAAAGCAAAAAGAAACAAAAGGATCAAGCAAAGCTGACGTACTTGCTGATGTAGATGTTGCTTCACACACTGTAGAAGAAATTGCTGACCAAATCGGCAAAACAGTTCGTGGCGTAAAAACTATGTTGACAAGACGAGGACTACAATGTTCTGACTACAACGGCGCAGCTAAAAAAGATATCGGTTAATTACCTAGTCTTTTGATTAGTTTAAGGCAGGGGTTCGCCCCTGCCCGTTTTTTATTACTTTGGGAGAGGTCAATTGAATATAGCGTCAGCGCTTTTAAAGCAGATTATAGTTCAAAAAGATTTAGACACATGGTCTAAGTTAAAAGAACATTACCTACCTGGCGAGTACCAGTCAATTTTCCGCATCCTTGATAAGCATATCGATAATTATCAAGACCTTCCCCAATTCGAAGATCTCTCTTATGAAGTACGAGATCGACAACTCCAAGAAAAAATATTCGCAATCGAGTCCGTAGATGTCGAGGTAGACGCTTGGCTTTTACTCGACTACCTAAAGAATGAATATGCACAAGTAGAAATACTAGATGAGTTGGATTCCTATATCGATAACACAGTCGCTATGGCTAGCGCAGAAGAAAACATAGAACAATTACAAGAAATAGTTTTAAGGGTAAGTGATAAGGTAGATGTCAAGCCGCCCGAAGAAAGTATGCAGAGCATATCTCTCTTTGAGGATGACAAAGAACTAGCGAAGTATTTACCCTTAGGACTCAATAGTGAGTATGACTCACAGATTAAGTTCTCTCCCAAAGACTTAGTGCTTGTGGGCGGACGACGAGGTTCAGGAAAATCTCTAACTTGTTGTAATCTAGCATCCAATGTATATGAAGCTGGGCGTAGTGCCTTGTACTTCACTATTGAGATGGATAGTAGATCAATACTTCAGAGAATATGTTCTATTGCTACAAAGATTCCATTCTCCAGACTAAGAAGCAAAATGCTTTCAGCCCAAGAATGGAACATGGTTGGTGGATGGTGGGCAGGTCGTTTTGATGGTGGACATGATTTATTGCCAGAGTTTCAAAAAACTCATGACTTTGAAGCATTCCATAAAGCCTTAACAAAACTTCCTCTCCACAAAGAAAGACAGTTAGATGTCATCTATGATCCAGCACTTACACTTTCAAAGATTCAGTCTGAATTAGATAAGAAAGTCAATCAACTAGATGTCGGAGTAGTAATAGTAGATTATCTAAACCAAGTTCGTCGCCACAATGCACCAAGTCGCTCAGGTCAATATGACTGGACAGAACAAATAGAAGTCAGTAAGAAAATGAAACTGTACGCACAAGAATATGAAACGCTTGTCTTTGCACCCTACCAAACGGATGCAAGTGGAGAAGCTAGGTTTGCAAAAGGTATTCTTGATGCAGCAGATGCTGCCTATGCATTAGAGACATGGGAGCAGCAGGATGAGTGTATGACATTTAATTGTGTCAAAATGAGAAGTAATCGTATGGAAAGTTTTACTAGTACAGTAGACTGGGAAACTTTAAAGATTGGACCTCAGTCAGCAATCAATCCTAAAGAACGAGAAGCAATTAAAGATAATATGGCAACAGGAGAAAATGTAGACGACATATGATATTATACACAGAACAACAACTATTAATTGCTTACACTAGACATGTAAGAGAATTAATAAATTCACCAGTAAAGGTGATGACACCAACAATCGAGGAGTTCAGAATAATTTATGAATCAGAACTCGAAGAACAACTATGGGACGAAATAAATGACTAAAACAGAGAAAGCAGCACTACAAGAATCTGTAGTACAAGTGGGCGCTGCTCTAATAATTAATTTTCCTTTACAAACATTTTTGTTATGGTTAATGATAGAAAGATGGCACTGGGAAAGTGCATTTCTTATATCTTTAACTACTACTTTCATATTTACAGTAGTGGCATTAATAAGAACATATATGATTCGTATGGAAATTGAAAAGAGACGCCGACATGGCTTATGGAGAAAAGTAAGGAACAGTGGCGGCAGATAGAATTAGTAAAGAAACGGCAGAGTTAATAGCTCTGCCACCTTTCGATAGAGAGAAGCGATCAGTAAAGTTTTTACTGAACCAACCAACTGTGCGTGATAATATTCACAAAGTACCAGTCAATGAACCTCTTATGGAAAGTTTAATAGAGCATGGGATGAAATCCCCAATACTAACCATGCCTAGTTATTATCCGATTGCAGGAAGTCAAAGACTGAGAGCAATGCTAGAGATATGCCATAAACACCCAGATGGATGGATGTTTAAAACAATGGAAGTAGATGTATTCAAATTTCAAAAAGAATGGTGGAATATGTTTTACTTGTGGGGAGATAAAGAATTTAGAAACAAAGCCATAGCAATATGGTTTCAAATGGTAGAACTTGCTTGGAAAAGTAAGTATTACGAACACAAAGAAGATCCAAGTGGTAAAGCTATGACAGACTTTGAAGAACTTGGAGATCAATTAAAAGGATGGAAACACAAAAAATTATGATGAAAATAATGGAAGATATACTTATAGGATTTACCTTTGCAATAATGATTGCCGCACCAATATTTATTATAGGGGCATTTATACAACAGCTATGACAGTAGAAGAACTATTACAAGAACGAAAAATATCATATAAGCTATCTCCAGCAGACGCTATTGTTGCATGTCTAAATCCTGAGCATGATGACAGTAATCCAAGTATGAGAATTGATAGAATCACAGGAGTATTCAACTGTTTTTCTTGTGGGTTTAAAGGTAATTTATTTAACCACTACGATGCTCCTTCCAATCCGTTGGATATTCGTAGAGAAAAACTCAGAAGAAAAGTAGAAGAAAAAAGAGCATCTTCCATAGGACTGAAGATGCCAAAGAATTTTATGCCTTATGTAGGTAACTGGAGAGAGATTACTCCAGAAAGTTACAAATTGTTTGATGCATTTTTGCATCCAGACAAACCATTTACAGGCAGAATTTCTTTTCCAATTAAGGACTTGACAGGAAGAATAGTAGCATTTAACTGCAGAACACAGTCCCCAACTGATGTTCCAAAGTATTTAATACATCCCCCGAAGGCATTGCTACCTTTGTATCCTGCTCGAGTCCGCCCTATCAAGGGTAGAGTAATTTTAGTAGAAGGTATATTTGATATGTTAAATCTGCACGACAAAGGATTAGAAAATGCTGTTTGTTGTTTTGGAACTAGAAACATTGATGTTGACAAGTTAAAATTATTAAAAATGCAAGGAGTATCTGCAGTAGATATACTATTTGATCCTGACGAAGCAGGACAAGAAGCTGCTACTCGAGTTGCCGAACTCTGTGAAATAGCAGAGTTATTATCAAAAAATATAAGATTGCCTGTACAATTAGGGGATGCGGGCGCTTTAAATAAAGTAAAAGTAAAAGAATTAAAGGAGACATTATATGGCTAAAATAGCCCTAGTAGAAAGTAAACCTAGTCGTAATGACTATGTAAAGTTATTTCAGAATGAAATACAGTTCGATAAGTATGAATTATGTTCTGATCCAACAATTAAGAAAGTATTAAAACGAGACTGTGATATTGAGATTAATCAAGATGACTATGATTGGATTATACTTGTTGGTTCTGAGTGTTTAAAGTATTTTACGAATCAGAATTCTGTAACAGAATATAGTGGTAGATGTATTGATGATAAGTACCTACCAGTAATTAATCCTGCTATGTTAGCGTTCAAACCTGAAGCTAAAAAGACATGGGAAGAATCAAGAGAGAACATAGTCAAATATACAAAAGGACAACTAAAACAACAAAAGCTTGGAGACGACAAGTGTTATGGTATCCGAGATTCGAAAGAACTTCATAGATACCTAATCAAAGCTAGAGATCATGCGAATGACTTTGTTGCTCTTGACTCTGAGACTTCAGGTTTGTACCCCCGAGATGGGTATATGCTTGGTATTAGTTTATCTTATGAAGCAGAGCATGGAGTGTATATAGACTGTGAGTGTATAGATGAAACAGCAGAAGTATTACTTCAACAAATATTTAACAAGAAAAGAGTAGTCTTTCACAATGCTAAGTTTGACTTAGCGTTCTTTGAGTATCACTTTAGATTTAAGTTTCCAAGGTTCGAAGATACTATGCTACTTCATTATATGCTAGATGAGAATCCTGGCACACATGGTTTGAAACAACTATCTCTTAAGTACACTCCATATGGAGACTATGAAAAAGGTATGTACGAATGGATAGATGATTACTGCCGTAGAAATGGTATACTCAAAGGTAGCTTCAGTTGGGATCTTATTCCTTTTGAAGTAATGCAAGACTATGCTGCTATGGATGCAGTGTGTACTTTCTTACTATTTCAAAAGTTTGAAAATGCACTAGTGAAAAATCAAAGGTTGTATGGAGTGTATAGAGATATTCTTATTCCAGGCTGTAGATTCCTGACAGATATTCAGGATGCAGGAGTTCCTTTTGATAAAGACAGACTTCAAACATCCTCAGTGCTCATGCAAGAACAAATTGATGAAGCTATTAAAAAGTTATATACTTATCCAGCTATCAAAGAGTTTGAACACAATCAAGGTAAAGACTTCAATCCTAATAGTACATTACAACTGAGAGGATTACTTTTTGACTTTCTAGGATTAGAGCCTACAGGTAAGAAAACTGGAACGGGTGCGCACAGTACTGATGCGGAAGTGCTAAAAGAGTTAGCCGAGGAGCATGAAGTACCACAATTAGTACTCGATATACGACAGAAAGTTAAGATTAAGAGTACATATCTTGACAAAATTTATCCACAGCTTGATAGAGACAGTAGACTTCGTACAGGTTTCAACCTGCATGGAACAACTTCTGGAAGGCTATCATCAAGTGGTAAAATGAATATGCAACAGATTCCTCGAGACAATCCGATTGTGAAAGGATGTATTCGAGCCGCAGAAGGCAAGAAGATAGTTGCAATGGATTTAACCACAGCTGAGGTATATTGTGCCGCTGTGCTTGCAAATGATAAAAACCTTATGGATGTATTCAGAAGCGGTGGAAACTTTCACTCAAACATTGCAAAGCTCGTCTTTAATCTTCCTTGCGAAGTAGACGAGGTAGCAGAACAGTTTGGCACACAAAGGCAGATGGCAAAAGCAGTAACATTTGGTATTATGTATGGAGCTGGACCAAAGAAAATTAGTGAACAAGTCACCAAAGACTCAGGAAAATACTTTAGTATGAATGAGGCAAGTGCAGTTATTCGAGATTACTTTGAACAGTTTCATGGTTTAAAGAAATGGTTAGACGATAACAAACGATTTATTCAAGATAATGGATTCATTTATTCTCACTTTGGTAGAAAGAGAAGATTACCAAATGTATTCTCACAAGATAAAGGTATTGCATCTCATGAAGTAAGATCTGGTATTAATTTTCTAGTACAGTCTATAGCATCTGATGTAAACTTACTTGGAGCGATTGATGCTCATAATGAAATTGATAGTAGTAAAGCAAAGATATTTGCTCTCGTTCATGACTCTATTCTAGCAGAAGTAGATGAGGAGTATGTAGATGAGTATATGGAAATTGTAAAAGATTGTATTCAAAAAGACAGGGGTATGTCTATACCAAACTGTCCAGTCGGATGTGACTTTGATGTAGGAGAAGATTACTCCTTCGGAAAATTTGAGGCAAAGTATGGCACATAAAGCAATAATAAAATTAGTAGTATATACTGATGAAGATATAATGAATATGGATATGGATGAACATATAGAAATATTTAAAAAAGCTATAGAAGATCGATCCTTTAATCATATAAAATTAATCAATTTAGCAAAGAAAGTAAAACTTTCAAGACGAGAAAGAGTATTGTTAGATCCTCTTGCTGCGAGTCAAAGAAAATGAAATTATTAGTAGTATTGTTATTATTAAGTTGTACAACTACAACTTATGAAGAACCACCTGTAGAACCGACAGACTGGGAGAAGTGCGAACTTTTTCTCACTCATGATGCGGAAGCATGGTCGACTTGCATGGCAATAGTATGAAGCTAGAAGATATTCGATTCCCACTTTATGTGGTTCATTCCGATGAAGTTATGCGTAGAGATGGCGTACTTTGGATTGACGGTGCAGTCCTTGACGATACAAATGTTGAAGGACAAAGTATAGGTGAAAGAAGATTACGAACACCTTTAAAAAATATGTATGATTTAAAACATCAAATAGATAATTTTGGTGGATTAGTAAAACATAGAGGACGATTTTTTGTGGATTCAAATGGAAAGTTTTTCATTTACGAAAAAAGTGTAAAAGCTGATTTAAAATACCATCTAATAGGTAAAGTAGAAGTTAAAGAACTCGCTACTTTGATATGGATTCAAGGTATACCTTTTCCTTTTGAACTCCCTCGACCTCCAAATAGAACAGAACTATACGCAGGAATATTATATATCAATAAACGCCCTGCTTATTTATACGAATTAAGCACACGAAAGTGGCGTGACACTTGGAGAAAGATATGATACGACACGCGTATCGAGTACCTTTTTGGTACTCACAGAAGGACAGGTTATCGGATGAAGCCTGTGACGAAATAATTAAACTTGGAAAAGAGAATGGTTTAGATGAAGCAGGAATATATGGCGCTACACAAGAAACAAAAGTCAAGAATGATAAGACTAGAGTTACAAATGTATCATGGTTTCCACAAGGACACTTTCTCGAAACTATGTTACAAGGTTATACTACACTAGCAAATCTTGAAGCATGGAACTTTGTTATAACAGGCAAAGAAACAATACAGTTTGGCGAGTATAAAAGAGGTGGTTTTTATAATTGGCATACAGATTCATCATTGAATCCTCATGTACCTTTTAGAAAATTATCTGTAACAGTAAACTTGTCTCATCCAAAAGATTATGAAGGGGGTAACTTTGAAATAAAAAATCCACAAGGGCAAGAACTAAAAATGCCTTTGGGACAGCTAAGAAAAAGAGGAACAGTAATCATATTTCCATCTTTTTTACAGCACAGAGTTACTGAAGTTAAAAGAGGTACAAGGTATTCATTAGTTCAATGGTACAATGGACCTGAGTTTAAATAGGAGATAACATGGCAAATCATGTATCAAATTATATTACTGTTGTCGGTAACGAGGCAGTAATAGATAAGTTTGCAGATCAAGTAGCAAACAAAACAGTTGAAAAAGAAATAAAAAACTGGGAAGGCGAACCCATGAAAATACAAGAACATGTTGGCATTGATGAGTTATCTTTTATGCCGAAGTATGATGAAGATAAAGCATACGATTGGTACTGTAGTAATGTAGGAGCAAAGTGGGCGTTTATTGAAGATGGTGCAGAGGACTATATAAATGTAGTATCTGCATGGTCACCAGTGAGCGAATTTTGTAGTCATCTAGTAGAGTATCTGTCACAAGTAGACCCAAATGTATTAATTAGACATCAGTACGAAGATGAATTCAGAAACTTCATTGGAATACAAATACATTGGGCAGACGAAGGAGTTGCAGAGTCTGATTACGAAGAACTTCAAGACTCTGACCTAGATGATGTAATGGTTGATAAATTTCCAGAGTGGAATGAAGATGACTTTGACCACTATGACTATCATGAAAAGTATGATTGCGTACCCGGCGAAGCACTAGACGATTATGTCTGGGAATGGATGGATGAACAATGGGAAGATTTATACAGACCTTTCAAAAAATCAACAGAGGAAAAAGAAGGAAGTTTTTACGGATACAACGAAAAGAACGACAGTTACGTTCATGGGTTGGATGACTAATGATCTACCTACGAAAAGATATGCCTCAAGTGCATATGACAGATATTGAACGATCTGATTTTTCATTTACAGTAAAAAGTATACGCTATGTAGACTTATTACCAACACAAAAAGACAGAGATGAAGCTGTAAAAAAGAAAATGGAAATGAGACTAAGCGGTGGATTTTATAGAAACCCAATAAAAGTATGTCCTGCTGCTGCTAATAAATATTATATTATTAATGGTCATCATAGATTTGATTTTCTTTCAAAAAGATATATGAATGATACAGACGATTCACATATAGATAATTGTGAATGTGTAGTTATAAATGCAAATTTAGAAGATATTTTAAAATACTTTAAAAAATGATTGTAATTAATTTTTTTGGAGGAGCGGGGTCTGGCAAGTCTGCACAGGCTGCTGGACTATTTTGGCTAATGAAAAGTAAGGACTACAGTGTAGAACTTATAAATGAGTTTCCAAAACAGTTAGTGTGGGAGAAACACTATGAAGCTCTTTCAGATCAATTATATATTTTAGCTAATCAAAACAGACAAGTTTTAAGACTCGAAGGGCAGGTTGATTATTGCATAACGGACTCTCCCACTTTATTGAGTTTAGTATACAAAAATGCTTACTCAGTATCACCGTATTCAAATGCACTTAATCAACTTGCTCTTGAGAGTTTTGAAAGAAATACAACAATTAATTTCTTTTTAGAGTCAGGAGATAATTATAAACAAGTTGGAAGAGTTCAAAACGAAAAACAGAGTTACGAAATAGAGGAAGAACTTAAAGAAATTCTTGATAAAAAGAATATAAAATATTATCTTATAGACTATAAGACAGAAAACGATATACTTACAAATATGCTAAAATACGTGCAACATGAAAGCAGTACTCTCTAATAGAATATACATAGAGTGCACTAACGAGTACCAAGAGTATCTCGATAAAGAACTCACATACAGTATACCGCCTCGTAGACCTACAGATCCGCCTATCATTATTAAGAATATGGGCGTAGTGAGAGCAGGTTTAGTGACCTTACCAATCGGGAGAACGGATTTAATTCCAGACGATTACGAGGTAGTTGACAAACGAGTTGAGATACCAATTGAACCACTTGACTTCAAGTTCACTTTACGAGACTCTCAACAGTCTGTATATGATGAAGTTGAAGGCAGTTGTATAATCAACGCTTGGGTCAGTTGGGGAAAGACATTTACTGCGTTAGCTATCGCAAATAAATTACAACAGAAAACTTTAATCGTTACCCACACTTTAGCCTTAAGAGGGCAGTGGGAAAAAGAAGTAAAAAAAGTTTTCGGGGTTACGGCGGGTGTGATTGGCTCAGGGAAGTTTGAGATCGATTCGCCTTTCGTCGTGGGAAATGTGCAAACTTTGTATCGAAATATCGACAAAATCACACAAGAGTTCGGTACTATTATACTTGATGAGATGCATCATGTAAGTAGTCCAACTTTTACACGAATTATTGATGCTTCGAGAGCAAAGAATAAAATTGGTTTAACAGGAACCTTGCAACGAAAAGATGGAAGACATGTAGTGTTTCGTGATTACTTTTCGAGTACTGTTTTTAAACCACCAAAAGAGAATTATCTTACACCAAGTGTAGATATTATAAACTCTGGTATTCGTTTCATGGACGGCAATGTTGACTGGGCTACAAGAGTCAACTCACTTGCTTTTGATTGGGAATACCAAAATATGATCGGTATACTTGCCGCAAGTTATGCAGCAAAAGGTCATAAAGTTCTAGTAGTAGCCGATAGAGTAGATTTCCTAAAGAGTTGTGCAAGGCTCGTAGGAGATACTGCAATCTGCGTAACTGGAGATATTCCACATGAGCAGAGAGCAGAGATGGTTAAGGAAATCTTTACTGACAAAGATGTTCTCTTTGGAACACAAAGTATCTTCTCAGAAGGTATCAGTTTAGATTGCCTTAGTTGTCTCATTTTAGGTACGCCCATAAACAATGAGCCTTTGCTCACACAGTTAATCGGGCGAGTAATAAGAATGTATGACGGAAAACAACAGCCCAAAGTAGTGGATATTAACTTACATGGTCGAACTGCTAGAAAGCAGGCTTCGGCGAGAAGGGGATATTACATACGACAGGGCTATGAAGTTTTTGAAGTATAGCATGAAAAAATATATCTTGACACGGAGTTAAAAGTTTGTTATAATATGTTATTCTATAATTGGGAAAAAGTAAAAAGGGAAAGCAACGGGAGTGTCAAAGATATTTTGACGATACTTCACATACTTACCTATAAGCTACCACCAGTGAATAGACATGATAGAATATATAAATTCTGGACTAAAAGTTTTCATGGGGATTCGTTCCTAGTAAACCCAGAAGCGTTATTCATTCAAAGAAGGAGATATTCAGATGGCGAGATTGCACAGTATGCAGGTATCGCATCATTGCGTAATTATTTTGAATATCAGAAAAACAAAGATACCACATTAGACCTCCTTCACTTTACAGGGAACGAGGACAGTATTAAAAACAATAGATTACTACGAATAGAAAATGACAGAATACATTTTTTGTTTGAAGAAATCACTTTAAAGGAATTAAAATGGCAATAAAATTTAATCAAACCAAGGGCGAAGCCCAAAAAAATAAAATCGACAGTTATCAATATGTCGAAGGCGACAACGTAGTAAGAATGGTAGGGGATATGCTTCCTCGCTATGTTTACTGGTTGAAAGGCGAAAACGGTAAGAATTTACCATTCGAGTGTCTATCATTCGATAGAGACGCAGAAGCATTTACCAATGTAGAAAAAGACTGGGTGAGAGAGTATCATCCTGATCTTAAATGCGGTTGGTCTTATGCTATCCAATGTATTCATGACGGAAAAGTCAAAGTACTAAACTTAAAGAAAAAACTACTCGAGCAGATTATGGTTGCAGCAGAAGATCTTGGTGATCCAACTGATCCTAAAACTGGCTGGGATGTTTACTTTAAAAGAGTCAAGACTGGACCAATGGCTTACAATGTTGAATATCAACTACAGGCTCTCAAATGCAAACCAAGAGAGTTAGACGATTCTGAAATGGAACTCATTGCAGAACTTAAGTCAATGGACGAAGTACTTACTCGACCAACAGCGGATGCACAAAAAGAACTACTTGACAGATTACGAGAAGGGGCTAGTAACTCTACTCCTGACGAAACTGTCTCCGATGAATTTGATATTACATAGGAGAAAGTTATGTTAACAGTAGGCGATAAATTTCCAGACTTTTCTATGCAAGGTGTAAATGAAACAAATGATTTCATTGATGTAGATGTACTATTGGCTGAATGGTCGGTAGTGTATTTCTACCCAAAAGATTTTACTTTCATTTGCCCAACAGAGATTGCGGCAATGGATAATGTAGCTACTCATGCTGATGTTATTGGCGTAAGTGGAGACAATGAATTTTGTAAACTTGCTTGGAAAAAAGACAACTCTTTAATCAGGGATATACAACATATCCTTGCAGCAGACTGCGGTCTAAAACTATCTGAAAAACTTGGTATAGTTGATGAAGAAAACGGAGTGTGTTACAGAGCAACTTTTATAGTTGACCCTGAAGGAATAATCCAACATGTATCAGTAAATGCGTTAGATACAGGCAGAAACGCAGAAGAAATTTTACGAACACTACAAGCCTTACAGGCTGGTGGTCTTACAGGGTGTTCTTGGACACCTGGGGACGAATTCGTAGGATGATTCTATTTACCGCAGATTGGCACATTAAACTCGGACAGAAGAATGTACCTATAGCATGGGCATGCTCACGCTATAAGTTATTCTTTGACCAAATTTATGAGCTTGAAAAAGATGTTGATTTGCACATCATTGGTGGGGACTTGTTTGATCGAGTTCCCAGCATGGATGAACTAAGTCTTTACTTTGACTTTGTAAAGAATGTTACCGTTCGTACTATCATTTATGATGGTAACCATGAGGCAACTCGTAAGAACAAAACGTTTTTTACAAATTTAAAAAGAGCAACAACAAGTATAAATCCTCTAGTAGAAATAATAGATGAAACATATACTGAAAATGACTGGTGTATACTACCATATGCAGACTTGCATAGAAAGAAAAGTATTGAGGGTATAGAAGAAAGCATACTCTTTACTCATGTGCGTGGAGAGATACCTCCTCATGTACAACCAGAAGTAGAATTAAAAAGATTTGATAAGTTTAAAGTAGTATTTGCAGGAGATTTACATGCTCATAGCAATACACAAAGAAACATAGTATATCCTGGCTCACCTATGACTACAAGTTTTCATAGGAATAATGTTGAGACAGGCTATCTAATGATAAATGATAATGACGAATTTCAATGGACATGGCATAAATTTGACTTGCCACAGTTAATTCGTAAAACAGTTACAGATCCTAGCGAAATGGTGCAGACAGACTTTGACCATACTATATACGAGATCGAGGGAGATGTAGCAGATTTAAGTAATATCAAAAATAGTGAGTTACTTGACAAAAAAGTTATAAAAAGAAAGACAGAAGCAACTCTGATATTGGGCAAAGAAATGACAATGGAAGAAGAACTAAGTGAGTACTTAAGTTATATATTAGAGTTAGATGATAGTAAAGTTAAAAATATTTTAGGAGTGTTTAGTGATTACGCTAAAGAAGTTGCAGTGGAGTAATTGTTTTAGTTATGGTGCAGACAATGAGTTAGATCTTAATGAAACCATAGTTACACAGTTAATTGGCACAAATGGAACTGGTAAAAGTTCTATTCCTTTGATTCTTGAAGAAGTTTTATTTAACAAGAACTCAAAAGGTATCAAAAAAGCAGACATACCAAACCGAGAAGTCAACAAAGGCTATGATATATCTTTGTCTTTTGATGTTGTAGATGATGAGTATTTAATCGAAGTTATTCGTAGAGGCAGTATAAAAGTAAAACTCTACAAAAACGGAGATGATATATCTAGTCATACAGCTACAAATACATACAAGACTTTAGAAGAAGTAATTGGTATAGACTTTAAAACTTTCTCACAGATTGTTTACCAGAATACCAATGCTAGTTTACAATTCTTAACTGCCACAGATACTAACCGTAAAAGATTCTTAATTGATTTATTACAGTTAGATAGTTATGTAAAATACTTTGATGTTTTTAAAGAATTATCACGAAATTTAGCTGGAGACGTTTCTCACATACAAGGGAAAATTGACACAATCGATAAGTGGTTATCAGATAATTATTTGGAAGATACATCACTACTTTCGAAATTAGAATTACCATTTTACTCGGAAGAAGATGAAGAAGCATTGAGATCTTTACAAATAGAATTTCAAAATATCTCAGAAATCACGAAAAAAATTAACCAAAATAATTTATTCAAAAGCCAGTTAGAGTCAATAGATTTAGGACTAGCGAAAGAGTATGTAGATAATAATGAGTGGCAAGACACAGAGCAGTTAGTACAAGAGATTGGAGAAATAAAATCACAAGGCTCTCAAGAAGTACGCATGGTTAAGAAGTACATGGACTTACAAGAACTAGACGAGGCAGGATGTCCAACTTGTGGTCAAGATATAGATTTAGCGTTTATACAAAAAGAACTACATAGACATCAAACTGCACGCACAGCGTACTCTGAAAAGCTAGACGAAGTTAATGATAAGCTAACAGATATAAACTATGCTAATAAACTGCTGAAACAAATGGAACAAAAAATAAACAGTTGGGAAGAAATATATAGAAGCATAGACCAGACACTCCCATTAGAGGTTCCAGACTCAGAAGAAGTACAAGACAATATTATTAAATTGAAAGAAAGAATCCGAAACAGACAAGACAGAGTAAACGAAGTAATAAAAGAAAATGAGAGAGTAGAAAGACACAATACTCGACTTTCAATTATTGAAGAACAACAAACAGATTTTGAAGATCAACAGAAAGAGTTAACTCAAGAATTAGCAGATGTTAATGATAAGTTTTCTAATGTTGATATACTTAAAAAAGCTTTTAGTACAAATGGACTACTAGCATATAAAATTGAGAATCTTGTAAAAGATCTCGAAGAACTTACAAATGAATACCTTGCTGAGTTATCGGATGGAAGATTCAGCCTTGAGTTTGTCGTATTAAATGATAAACTTAATGTAGAAATAGACGATAATGGCAAAACTGTAGATATATTAGCTTTGAGTGCGGGAGAGTTAGCAAGAGTTAACACTTCAACACTTTTAGCAATTCGTAAACTAATGAGTAGTATATCTAAGTCTCAAATAAATGTGTTATTCTTAGACGAAGTAACAAATGTTTTAGATGAGCAAGGCAAAGAACGACTAGTAGAATTATTATTAGGAGAAGAAAACTTGAATACATACATAGTATCTCATGGCTGGACACACCCATTACTAGCTAAGATAGAAGTAATAAAAGAAGAAAAAATAAGTAGGCTCGAACTTGGTTAATCCTAGACAAAAAGGTAATCGAGGTGAGCAACAAGTATTGTCTATGCTTGGTAGACTTACGAACGAAAAATGGGTACAAACTCCAGGATCTGGAAGTGGAAAGATCAAAGGAGATTGCATGGTGCCAGACAAAGTAAACTTGTTTACTGTAGAAGTCAAGTTCTATAAAGATATAGGCTTCAACAGTAAGATATACACTCAGAAAAGTAATAATCTTTTCAAGTGGTGGAGCAAACTTTGTAAACAAGCACAACAAATGGAACAAGAACCACTGTTGATATTTAGAGAGAACCACGGAAAGTTCTTTGCAGCAACAGTACGAAAACCAAAAAATACATTGCGTTATATGCATATTGCCTGGCTAGGTGCGTATATACTAATCGCAGAACACTGGCTAGAAAAAGAGGAGATAATATTTACAAATGGCGATAACATTCTCAGACCTTGGGAACCCAATTCAAAATGGGAACTTGCTGATAGTTGATAGTCTCAATATAGCGTTTAGATGGAAACATCAAGGTGTAACAGACTTCAAATATGATTATGTACGAACAATAGAAAGTTTAGCAAAGTCATACAATGCAGGTAATATTATAATTACTGCTGACGGTGGCAGTTCTTATAGAAAAGAAATATTCCCAGAATATAAAGCAAATCGTAAAGAAAAGTATGCAGAACAAACTCCTCAAGAAGAAAAAGAGTTTGCTATGTTTATGGCAGAGTTTAGTAATACTCTAACATTACTCAAAGAAAAATATCCAGTCTTTCAATTCAAAGGAGTTGAAGCTGATGATATTGCAGCATACATTAGTATGAATCTTGATAAGTATGGATTAGACGAATGTTGGATG